CGAGTTCTGCCTCCACGTCGAAGTCATCTTCCTGCGCCTCACCGTCATCCAGAGAAAGGAGGTCTACGATTTCAGACTCGTCAAAGCCTGTAAGGGATACATCAAAGTCCATATCCTGCAACGCTTCCATCTCAACACGCAGCATCTCCTCATCCCATCCTGCGTCAAGTGCGAAACGGTTGTCCGCGAGAATGTAGGCTTTCTTCTGCGCTTCCGTCAAATGATCGACGAATACGCATGGAACTTGCTCGATGTTCTCTGCACGTGCAGCCATAACGCGCCCGTGTCCTGCGAGAATGCCGTAGTCCTTGTCGATGATGACGGG